GCAGAAGTATGCATATGATGCTGGCACTGTGGGCCATACATATCACATATTTCATCCATAGACATAAAGCCAGAATGAAACTTTGCCTCTACTGGTATGCCATCAGAAGCTACTGCATCATAAGTAGAATGAATAGGAACATTATGGTAGTCAAGTGTACGACCAGAGCCTCTCATGCCTATCTTTATCTTAGCTGTAGATGCAAATGTATCCAATATGTATGACTCAAGATAAGAACCAGTATCCATTAGAAACTGGGTTTGTTTTGTAAATAATTTTTTTTGCTCACCTTTTTTCTCTGAGATAAGCTTTGCCCATGCATCGTGTGAACCATCGGCAATAATTTTAGCTTCAGATGAACCAATAAAATTTTTACGTTCACTAAGCTGCTTTTGTGTTAGAACCATTTCTTTTGCCCTCCTGATATTGTTTATCTAGATCATTTGATAGCCAGTCTTCTTGTGCATAAGGACTGTTCCTACCTTCCCAAGATAACCTAGCTACCTCAAGAAACTTTTCTCTATCAAATCTTGAATTTTTTGACTTGGCTTTTACTTTGTTAGCAAACTCTTCCATGTCTGATGGGTAGATCATGGGAGCAATCTCAGTTGCAAGCCATTTGAATAAATCTTTTTTGAACATGTTGCACCTCGTTCTGTTAGTTAATGACAACTCCTATTATATCAACCAATCCCACATCCAATACCTTTTGAGTTTTGTCTGATGATCTTGGTACCAAATAAGGAGTTCTGTATTCCATCAATATTATCTTATTTTTATAATTGACTAGAACACAATCACCTAGTCTTGGCTTTTTTAAGGAATCTACAGTAATTAAATTACCTACAAAATAACCAGCAAGATCCATTGTTTTTGAATCTATAGGTATAGTGTAGATGTTTTGCATACTTCTCCTCCAAGAACTATTTAGATTAATCCATCATGCCTATAAGTCAAGCCCTATTGCCTTATTATATTATCTGAAGTACATTACTTGCATGAGGTGTGCAATGACAAAAGAACAAGAATGGATTGATAGCTTAATTAAGCAATTTACTGAAAGACGTTATGAGCTTGAAATATCACAAAATGAACTAGACCATATCATTGGTTGTGCTACAGGACTTGTCGCTAAGTGGGAAACTGGCAATAGAAAGCCAACAGCATTCAATTTGTATTGTTGGGCTGAGGCCCTAAAATGTAAAATCAATGTGGAGGCGATAAATGATAATTGCAGGAATTGACCCTGGACTAAAAGGTGGCATAGCTTTTATAAAGAATGTTAGCTATGACCTTTATGCTGAAGAAGCACCTGTTTATGAGTTAAAAACAAACACAAAAACAAAGAGATATCTAGATATGTGGACACTCATGACTTTGTTAGAGGAACATGAGCCAGATCATGTCTACATAGAAAAACAACAACCAATGCCAAGACAAGGTCTAGTAAGTACATTTGCCACTGGTGTAGGTTATGGTTGTTATTTAGGTTTATTAGTAGCTGGTGGCTATAGCTACACAGAAGTTAGGCCTCAAATATGGAAGAAAGACCTAAACTGCACAGCAGACAAAGACCAAACAAGGATGAGAGCATCAGAACTCATGCCCAAATATAGCCACTTATGGGAAAAGCGAAGCCAAGATGGTGTCGCAGAAGCCAGTTTGATAGCCTACTGGGGCATGAGATACTCTATTGAAAGGTTTCGTGAAGCCTAAGACTGCAAGGACTTAGCAACCTAAGTGAACTGAATGTCAGCTTATAAGGCCGTTTAATGCTTGTAACCTTTCGGCAGTCCTTGCAATTAGTGAACAGTCTCCAGAAAGTGTATAGGGTCAAATACTGCACCATCTTTGAAGGAAGCAAGTATCTTGTCCATAACCATTTTCTTGTTGTCTGTTGGTAACAAATCACATTTGATTTTGCTAGCCAACAAACGTAACTGTGTTATTTTGTATTTGTTGAGCCATTCCTCTGTTGGTTGAAACCAGTTTTTGGCAAGAGTCGTACCATATATGTTTTTCTGTGCCGAAAAAATCTGGCTCTGATCCATAGAGGCAACAATCCCTTTATAAAGTATAGCAATGAGATCAGACTCTGTTTTAGATAAGAAAAATTGTAAACTAGACCGTTTATCATCTTTGCAAAATACGTCAATTTGTGACCTAAGTTCAACAAAATAGTTATCATATTGTTCTCCATCTGTTTTTTGGCTGAAAAATACATTGGTGTATGTCTTGGAATTAGTATAGCCATTTAAGAGTTGGTTGCATAATGTAGCAAGCACATAATGTTTTGAATCAGTTACAAGATGCTTGAATGATTCCTGATCCCAAAACTGCTGACGAAGCACATCTTCATACATAGCATTGGTAAGTTCTCTTTGAGGATTAGACATATCAGCTAGTGTAAGCTCTGGTATCTCACCATTCTCAATAGCTTCTAATTCCTTCTTGGACATTTCTATCTTGCTTTTGTATTTCTGTACCCACAGATCACCACGTTCAGGCATATAAGATACGATTACCTGAATATCTTTAGGGTCTAGATTGTCAAGCTCATTGGAATAAACTGGTACAAGATTCTTAATCATGCCCTGCTTTTCTGATGGATGACAGTCAATAACGACACAACTTTTGTATTTTTTATCCAATGCTTTGGCTTTTTGGTCTACATATTCTTTCTGTAATGCCATAAGCTTTGGTACATCAGCTACATACTGATTGTCAGAAAACAAATCACCAGTGAACTCAATCTCTTTGTAGAGCTTATGGTTCTTTGGTATGATTACATCTTCACGAAGAACTTTGATGTTACCAATCATTCTTTCTATGTAGTTGTAATTGAAGTCACCACCACAGTCTTTGTAGATATCATCTTGGTTTTTGTGATTGACTCTAGTAAATAACTGAGCAACACCAAGACCAAACTCTTTGTTTCTGAAAGCTTCTTTAACTGTAGGTGATAACTCAGACAAGGCTACACGTTGCATAACCCATTTTCTTGTTTGACCCCAGCTAGCAGCTAATGAGTCAAAGTCATGCTCACCATCTTGAACGATCTGCCATATAGCATCAGCTTCATCAAGTGGATGCATACCTTCTCTCATCATGTTAGCCATAGCACCAACTTCTGTTGCACCTTCTTCAATGACTTTACAATCCACCATGAAGTCGGACTTGGCACCATGTATTTCACACAAAGCTTGAAAACGTCTATGACCATCTACAACCCAGTAACCAGTACCATTTTTCTGTACAACAAGATTGTGCAGTAAATCCCTGGACTTGATTGAGGCGATAAGCTTGTCAAGATTGTCAGCTTGTACTTTTCTAACATTTTTAGGATTAGGTTTTAGTTGATTTAAAGCAATTTGCATAATAAACTCCTTTGGTTGACGTTGACAGGAGAGGGTTTTGTAATGTTCACCCTCTCCCTTTTTATAAACTACTTAGAAGCGACTATTTTTGGCTTCTTTGCAGATTTATTTATTAGATCTAACAAACCCTGCTGAGCATGAGTCATAACACTAATATCTTCACCAGACATAGATACAGTTATATCATTTAGTGATTCATAAGTTTGAAAGTCACTCATATTTGCTGATTTACAGTATTTTCTTACGGCTTCTATCTCATCCATAGTCATATTTTCTATATCATCATCTTTCATATAGATATGCTCTCTTCTGATTTCTTGAACCTTTATCTCAGGGTCAAAGAACATACTAGCAAAGTCCATAATCTTTTTATGATTATCTGATGAAACTTTGAAACTTAGATCTCCTAATTTTAATTTGATAAACATTTATTTCTCCATAATTTTATCGGTTATATATTTTGATGTGAAAGCCACTGCAATCCATAAGGGTGCTGCAATGGTTGAAACTACTAGTGTCGGATTGATGCCCATACCAAGCAACAATACTAAAATGAATATTGTTGAGGCGATATGCACAGTACAAAACCAACCAAGCCAGTTGGCTTTCCTTGATAGAGGTTTGATTGTTTTTAGTTTATCCCACATTATGCAACTATCCTTCCATTTGCTGTTGCTTCATTTTGATACTCACTGATTGTGCCTTTGGCTATAAAATGCCTATCACGTTCAATACCTAATGCACCACCAAGTAATTTAATACCTTCTAGTTCGGGCAAATAGACGTATCCTAGCTCTGGAAATCCGTGACCTAAGTCACATAGACCAAACATCATTTCGTCTCTGTCCATCTCTGTAATGAGCCACGTTGCACCACCTATGGGGTTAAATAGCTTCACAACAGGTCTGAAATCAATGCTACCATCTTTTTTTTCAGCTTCTTTCTGAAGTTCATGGTTTCTAATTAGTCTTTGTCTAATTTCTTTAGTTAATAATTGCATCTTTTTCCTCCTGATGACGTTTTAATGCTTCTTCTTCATGTAAATTGGCTATACCATCGGCAATACTTTGCTCTTTGATTAGCCTTTCTTCTTCTTCTTGCTCCAGCTGAAGCTGTTCTCTCCAGTCTTTAGACATTTTCCCTCCTTTTCAAAGTTTATTAGGTACTCTAAATAAGTTTTGGCTTTTTCCAAATCTTCTAAACCATTTTTTTGTTTGTAACGTAAAATATATTTAATGATGTTGCCCTGTAAATAGTTGAGGCGATTTTGGGTTATGAACTCTACTGGTTCTATTTCAAATTGTTCGTAATGTTGAGGCGATATCATAATGTTCTCCTGATAAATGAAGTGGGAGGATGTAGGGCAACACACCCTCCCTATCCGTCTAGTAGCTGTCAGACTAGAACGGAATATCGTCATCAGCTACGGAATCTACCTTTGGTGAAGCAGTAGCCTCTCCATTAGTTGAATCCTTGCTGTTAAGTAGTCTGAATGTAGAAGATACACCAGCTAACTTGATTTTGAAAGCAGTCATCTTTTGACCATCTTTCTCATATGTTTCAACAATAGGAAAACCCTGTACAAATACAGTTGTTCCTTGCTTTGCATACTTCTCAATGACGTTGGTTACAAGACCTGAACCATTACTGCCATCCCAAGCCTCTACTCTGTACCAGTGAGTAACTTCTTTTTTCTCACCAGACTTTGTCTTGTAGTTCTCGTTGACTGCAATGGAAAAGTTAGCAACTTTAGTGCCATTTACGTCTTTTATTTCAGGTTGTTGACCAATGTTACCTGAGACCATGATTTGTGCTAAGTTCATCTGTTTCTCCTTTACGTTAAGATGATTGTTGAAAATGGGATCTAGCAATCCCAATGCAAATAACCCTTGGCTTTTTTTAAACCAAAGGCTATTCACATTAAAAAGGTTGAGAGGATTAGGGGCATCACCTCTCTGTTGCAGATACCATCTTGTCGACTAGATTCTGCATCAACGTGCCTAAACTTCGCTGATTAGGGATAGGCTGTAAACCATTACTGCCTTGGAAGTTTTATCCCAAACATGACACTATCAAGATTATCTGGGGGGAACATTAACCCATCTAACCTTGAATCCTTCTCTTATTGGCTTTTCGTAACCCATTGTTTTCTTTAGTATAAATAGTACAATGGAGATGATTGCACCACCAAGAATACCTGCCATCATGCCTGCAAATGTACCAGCAAACATGATTATCAATGCGATTGAGGCACCAATATCTACTAAAATGTCAAAACATAAAACTCTTTTGATATTCATTTTAGCAAGTAAGAATAATATGGCACAAGCAGATGCTATGCCAGCAATGAGATAGAAAAACATTTTAACCTCCGTTTAATACCAACATTCATAAACAACTTCCATACCATCCTCTATGGCTTTCAAGCTGTCCTTACAGAATTTAATATCTTG